CGTAGTTAGCACAACCTCCAAAGAGAGCCTGCACACAGAGGTATTAGTCGATCGACTAACAGGGCTACACACAGAACATAACATAGAATTTTCACAGCTACTCACAGCATCCATTGGCATGCAAGCTGAGTCAGGAGAGTTCTCCGAAGTAATCAAAAAGATTATTTTTCAAGGAAAAGAATACAACGAAGATGAACGATTCCACTTAAAAAGAGAGTTAGGAGATGTATTATGGTATTGGGTACAAGGTTGCTCAGCACTAGGCTATACTCCTCAAGAAGTGATGGAAGAAAACATCAAGAAACTAGAAGCGAGATACCCAGACGGCTTTGAAGCTGCCCGCTCGGAAGTGAGAGCAGATGGGGATATTTAGTAAGAAAACTAACAGTAGTGAAGTAAATTATAAATTCAACGAAGACGAAGTTCTAAAGAAGTTGAAAGTCTATATAGACGGAACGTATGACCAGCACTACAGTACAGATAAAATTCAAGCCACCGAGTTTATTATAGACTCAGGTATGGGCGAGGGCTTTTGCATGGGTAACATTATCAAGTATGCAAAACGCTATGGCAAGAAAGCAGGTAAGAATGATTTAGACCTGCTAAAGATTATGCATTATACTATTATTTTATTAGGGAGTCGAGATGAAAACAATTAGAAAAAAATCCCATGAAAAACTTGACGATGCCAATCTAAAGAGAGTATTGGAGTGTCTTAACCAAGATAATCCAATTACAAAGAAAGAAGCTTGTAACATGCTTAACATCACCTATAATACTACTAGACTTAATAGTATTATGACAGATTTTGATGACACCATGAAGTTTAGGGAAGTCAGGAAGGCTCAAAACAGGGGTAAGAAGGCGACAGACTACGAAACAAAACAAGCGATAGAAATGTTCTTGAACGAACAACCCGTATCTAGCATAGCTCAGGCTTTGTATCGTTCTACTACATTTGTTCGCAATTTGTTAGATAGAGTAGGAGTCCCCGAGAAAAGACCCAGTACCGAAAGCGGTAACGGAGCGAAAGTTGGCTATTTACCAGACCAGTGTGTATCAGATGATTTCGATATAGGCGAAAAAGTATGGAGTGCTAGATACGACTTACCTGCAAGAATAGTGAAAGGTGCATTTGACCCTCGCTATGATTGCAAGGTATATCATATTTATGTGATAGAATTAACAGACTTTGATACAGAGTATTTTGGTCACATCAAAGAAGGTGGCTACCATGCCCACCAATGCTCATATGACTTAGGTAGTTTAAGACACTTAAATAAGTACGAAATAAATATTTAAGCATAAGGAGTAAAGAATGGAACTATGGACACTTTTAGTGTCTCTATGGTTAGCTACATGGATACTAGTTGTAGGTCGTACCTACAGGTATATCAGGCAGTTAACTGAAGAAGACGAATTAATAAATAAATTTAATAAATTACACGCATTTATATATGCTGTAACAATATTTTTTATTACTCCGTTTGTGTGGCAGATTGTCATACATGATGGATATAGAGATAATTTTGTTATAGCCTATGTGCATGCCATATTAGGGAGGACTGAATGAACGGAGTAATTAGAGAAGCTTTAACTTTAAAGTATAAAGGCGACGTAGCGGCAGCAAACGCTAACATCAAAGTATATTTGCTGAATCCCGCTGGTATTGGAGAACACTCCGATATTATTAGCGCGATAGATGAGCAAGTAGAAAAAGCAGCTACCGCACAGGAGAAACTGGATTATATTCTCAACCTTAACTACTAGGAAACAAAAAATAATTCTTGACAACGCACTCATTTTTCTGTATAATATATATTAATGAGTGACAGATATTATAACCAAATGAGAGACGCAACGGGCTGGTGCCACGGCATGCCCGAGTACCTCAAAAACAAACGGAGAAGAAGAATGGCTTGGACAGATGAATCAAAAGCACAGGCAGTAGAAATGTATGAAGAAGGTGAACCAACACCAGAGACTAGCATGGAAATTGTAAAGTATATTGCAGACGAATTAGGTGAATCACCTAATGGAGTTAGAATGATACTTACTAAAGCTGGCGTTTATGTCAAAAAGTCACCTGCTACTGGAGCTGCTAAATCTAGCGGATCAACAGGTAGTGCAAGAGTATCAAAAGCTGACGCAGCTGCAGCACTAACAAGTGCTTTAACTGACGCAGGACAAGAAATCGATGCAGATATTATCGATAAATTGACTGGCAAAGCTTCTGTATACTTCACAGGTGTTCTAACAGCATTAAACAAGGGCTAAAACCCACTAAATAATACCATACCATTACTAGAAAAGAAAGAGTTTTCTTAATAGTAATGGAGTATTATAGTGAAAAAAGATGAGTTCTTAAGAACTGTATCAGATTGCGGAGACGCAATCATAACCTATAGGTCAACAAACAGTAGAAAACTTAAGTATAATGTTTGTACCCTAGACTTCGATAACAAGTATATCCAAAGCAAGAAAAATCGTGCTAAGGAAACCCCCGATTCAGTTTTACTGTTTTGTTGGGATACTGATAGTTATCGCCTGTTGCAACCTAAGAATGTAACTAGTATACAACCTTTGAGTTCTATACTTAGGAACAAACGATGAAGCTGCACGAAGCCCCTGAGTTATATGAAAAAATTATATCTCAAAATGAAGAGGGGACGGAGCAAGTTAAATTAACTATAAATACTTTTTATGATACAGAATATCTGCATCTAAGAAAGTATTACCTCGACTTTGATGGTGACTTCAAACCAACAAAGGACGGAGTAGCAATGAAGCTAGACTTTAATAACTCGCGAGGGTTATTTGAGGGACTAGTTGAAATATTATCACTAGCGGAGAGTAAAAGTATTTTAGAGACACACTTCAAGGATATTTTGGACGAAATTTACCTAACGTGAATTTAGTTCTTGACTTTGCCTGTGATTTTTGATATAATATATAAATGGAAAATATAAAAGCAGTATTACAGCAAGCAGCCGAAGATTACTATAATGGTAAACCTACGATGTCAGATGAACAATTTGATAAGTTAGCTGTATATGCTCAGTATGACGAAGTTGGCTTCTTTAACAGAGACAACAGAATTCCTCATGCGTTTCAGATGTACTCGTTACAGAAGATATTTTCAAACGAGCTAGATAAGCAGCCCTTCGGCAATTATAAGGGAGCGACTATTGTTTCTCCTAAGTTAGATGGTGCTGCTGTATCTTTGCTCTATGTTGAGGGACAACTACACAAAGCCCTTACTCGTGGAGATGGTAAACGTGGTCTGGATATCACGGACAACATGAAGTCTCTAGTACCTAATTCATTAGGCGAGTATAAGGGTGCATTGCTTCAGATTACTGGAGAAGTAGTTGCTCCTAAGACTATCAAGAACGCTCGGAACTACGCTGCGGGTGCTCTCAACCTTAAAGATACACAAGAATTCGGCAACAGAGACTTGCGCTTCATAGCTTATGGAGTACAGGAATCGTGGAATGAGTGTTGGAGTAAGGATATGGAGTATCTTCTTGATTTTGGATTTGATACAGTTCTGTCTAATGACTGGACTACTTATCCCGATGATGGACTTGTATTTCGTGTAGACAGCTATGAGGATTTCAAATCTCTAGGCTATACCTCTAAGCACCCCCGAGGTGCATATGCGCTCAAGCAGCGTAATGAAGGAGTTATAACTAAACTAGTTGATGTACTATGGAATGTTGGCAAGTCAGGGGTGGTTGCTCCTGTAGCTATTTTAGAGCCTATTGAAATTGATGGTGCTACTGTTAGTAGAGCAACTCTACATAACATGCGTTACATCAATGACCTCAACTTAGAAATAGGTTGTCTGGTCGAAGTGATAAGAAGTGGGGAAATTATACCCCGAATCGTATCAAGGGCGGATTAATGAAATACAATGAGAATGAGTTAAAAAACTCAACAAGAATTTTTAAATCTGCAACACCTAAGTATACCCTAGACTGGTATATTAAATGGGTGGCAAGTGTCTTTATAGTGAGTGCCATGTCTCTAAGAGGATTAGAGGGGTGGCAGTTTCTAGACTTGAGCTTATCATCAGTAGGTGTATTTCTTTGGTTAATAGTTGCTGTTCTATGGAATGATAGAGCCTTAATATTATTAAACGGAGCTGGATTACTTCTTCTTCTTAGAAATTTGCTAGGTTATCTTGTCTAGTAAAGGAATATACAACGAAACATACTTCGAGAACAACCCTGATGAGAAAGACAGGGATGGAGTTCTCTACGGCATAGTATTAGTAAACACTAAGACATTTGCTAGAGAGTGCATTAAGGTCGGAATAGCCAGTGGAAAAGATTGGCGACATATTATAAAGCGTAGCAGGGGTTTCAGAGGATACGATATCCGTATTCAGAAGGTCTGGAGCAGCACA